TCGTGTCTCGCTTTGCGCGCAAGTCTGGGGAGATCAAGGAGGTCTGGTGGCCTCCAGGAAGAACAGGATTTGCGAGGTCTGCGGCAAGCAGTACGACGCGACATACGCCGCTCAACGAACTTGTGGTCGGATTTGCGGCGCGAAGATTAACCCTCAGGCGGCGGCGCCGTGGTCGAAGCAGGAGCGCAAACGATGGCCGTCAAGTCGCATCTGGTCGTTGCATTGCAGGATATGCAGCGATGTATTCACTGCACGACGAAGCAACACGCCGACATGCGGGTCTGATCCTTGCCGCGTTCAATGGAGGCGTCAATCCGATCGAAGGTACAACGCCTCACGCAAACGGCCGGCGCCGAAACGTCCTGGCATGTGGGTCGCTGGCGCTTGTCAATACTGCGGTGAGAGTTTTGTGGCTGCACGATGGGGTGAACAGCTAGATCAGTTCTGTAGTCGACGGTGCGCGCGCCGCATGGATAAGAAGCGACGGGCGATTCTGAAGCGTGCTAGTGGAGATATAAGGCGATCGCGCTACACGCTGCGAGCGATTGCCGTTCGCGACCGTTACCGTTGTGGCCTCTGTCATCGCAAGGTCAACTTGAGGCTCGCGGTTCCACATCCGAAGGCCCCAACGATCGACCACATCGTGCCACTCGCCGAGGGCGGCGACGACACGAGGGCGAACGTTCAATTGGCGCACTTCATCTGCAATTCGATCAAAGGCCATCGCGGCGGCGGTGAGCAATTGCTACTCGTCGGCTAGGAGGTGAGCCGTCATGGCTGGACGGGGACCAGCTCCGCAGGCCCATCACCAGCGGGAGCGCGACACGACCCGGCGTACCGCACCCGAGCTCGAGGTCGCGGAGGATGGCGAGGTCCGCGGGTCGGACTTGCCGGGCGGCATCGACTGGCCGGTTGTGACACTGGCCTGGTGGGAGACATGGCGCAGATCGGCGCAGGCGCAGGCCTTCACCAAGACCGATTGGGATTTTCTGGTCGATACGGCGCTGCTGCATGCCCGGTTCTGGAAGGGCGACGAGAAGGTAGCCGGCGAGCTGAGGCTCCGGGTGGCGAAGTTCGGCGCGACGCCGGAGGACCGACAGCGCCTGCGGATGCAGATCGGCGACCCGTCGAAGGCTAGAGGCGGTTCTAGGAAGTCCGCCGATGACCCGTATGCCGGGTTGAAGATCCAGGGCTGATATGCCGTGGTGTGGTCCGACTGAACGTAAGCCGTTCCCCTCGCTGGGTTGGCTTTTCCTGTACTGGTCTTACGACAACTTGCCGTCGCCGCGCGACCATTCGGAGCCGTTGACGTTCACCCCCGAGCAGGCGGCCGGCCTGGTCGAGTGGTTCGGGGTAGATATCGAGACCGGCCAGCGGTTCGTGTATCGCCGCGGCTGTTCTCGCCGCGCGAAGGGCTGGGGGAAGTCACCCCGCGAGGCGGCGAAGGCGATCGGCGCGCTGGCTGCAGATGTGGTGCCGGACGGGTTCGATGCCGACGGCGAGCCGATCGGTAGGCCATGGGGTACCGGTGGCCTGCCGCACGCGTGGGTGCAGATCGCGGCGGTGTCCGAGGATCAGACCGACAACACGTACTCGGTGCTGCACGAGTTGCTGACCGCGAACGACGGCAAGGCGGCGGACGAGCTCCGGATCGACGTCGGGCTGACGCGCTGCCTGTTGCGGGATCGACCGGGCAAACTGGAGCCGGTGACGGCTTCGGCCGGATCGCGTGAAGGCCAGCCGGTCACTGACGCGGTGCTGGATGAGACTCACCTGTGGACTCCGCAGAACGGTGGGGTGAAGCTGGCCCGCACACTTCGCCGGAATGTGGCGAAGATGGGTGGCCGGTCATATGAGACGACGAATGCCTTCGTGCCTGGCGAGGAGTCGGTCGCCGAAGCTACGCACAAGGCGGTCGAGTTGGGCGCGGCGGGGATCTACTACGACGCCGTGGAGGCACCGCCGGTCAAGGAAGAAGACCCGGACGAGAAGCTTCGTGAGGCATTGAAGGTCGCTTACGGTGACTCGTGGTGGGTGAACCTGGAGCGGCTGCTGCAGGATATCCGCGACCCGGACACGCCGTGGGAGGACTCGTCCCGGTTCTTCTTCAACTGGAATGTCGATGATCGGCGTAAGGCGGTCGACCAGAAACGCTGGAGTGAGCTGGTCAAGAGGGTCACCGTTGATGACGTTCCAGCCGGCGCCCGCATCGGCCTCGGGTTCGACGGTTCGATCTCGGATGACTGCACTGTGCTGATCGGCACCGTTGAGATCGACGGCGTTCCGCACGGGTTCGACATCGAGATCTGGAAACGCCCGCCGAATGCGCCGCGTGGCTGGCGCATTCCTCGGGCGGACGTTCAGAAGCGCGTCCGTGAGGCGTTCGAGTTCTGGGACGTGGGTCTGATGATGTGCGACCCGGCGAAGTGGCAGACCGAGATCGAGGGCTGGGCTGAGGAGTTCGGCGACGACCGGGTCGTGTTCTTCGATACCAACCACGTTCGGCGTATGGCGGGCGCGTGTGACCGGTTCCTGACTGCTCTGGCTGAGGGCGCGTACTCGCATGACGGCACCGATGAGTTCACTCGCCAGGTGCTGGCCATGCACAAGCGCAAGGTCCGTGTCCGTGACGACGACGACGACGGCCGTACGAAGTTCGTGTTCGTCAAGGGTCCGGACAAGCTGAAGATCGATGGCGGAATCGGTGCGGTGCTGGCATTGGAGGCGTTCGCGACTATGCCGGAGCCCCAACTGGTCGCCGGAATGGTGGCCTGGGGGTGAGCGTGCTCGCTGTCCTGTTGGCGGTCATGGGCGTCACCGCTATCGCGACTGCCGCGTTCCTGGTTTCCCTGCCGCTGGGCCTGCTGACCGCGGGCGTCGAAGCTGTGATGGCCGCTTACGTGATTCGATATCTGGAGGCGCGACGTGAAGCTGCTCGACGCGCTTCTTAGCCCGGCTGAACCGGAGATCGAACGCTATGCGTTGAGCGAGTACCTGCAGATGGTGATGCAGTTCGGCGGCCTGCAGGACCCGCTGGGCTACCGCACTACGTACAAGAACCTGCCGGCCGAGCCGATCGGTGAGACGTTCCTGGAGTATGTGCAGCACGCCTACCGGTCCAGCGGCGTGGTCTACGCGTGCCAGATGGTCCGCACGAAGGTGTTCTCCGAAGCGCGGTTCCAGTTCCAGGCGCTGCGTAAGGGCCGGCCGGGCGAGCTGTTCGGGGACGAGTCGCTGTCGCTGCTGGAGCGCCCGTTCCTCGGTGGCACGACTGGTGATCTGCTGGCGCAGATGATCCTGGACGCGGATCTGGCCGGTAACTGGTTCGGCACTGTGATCGACGACGAGGTCGTGCGGTTGCGCCCGGACTGGACGGACATCGTGCTGGAGCCGCGGATCGGCCCAAACGGCGGCCGGGTGGGCATGCGGCGGGTCGGGTATGTGTACTACGAGGGCGGCAAGAGCGGTCAGGGCGACATGCGGACCGCGTCGGGCAGTGACCCGGAGCCGTTCCTGGCTAACGAGGTGGCGCACTTCGCGCCGAGCCCGGACCCATTGGCGAACTATCGGGGCATGTCCTGGTTGACCCCGATCGTGCGGGAGATTCAGGCGGACACGGCGGCGACCAGGCACAAGCTGAAGTTCTTCGAGAACGCCGCCACTCCGAACCTGGCGGTCTCATTGCCGCAAGCGATGACCCCGGAGCAGTTCCGTGAGTTCATCGAGATGATGAACGAGCAGCACATGGGCGTGGATCAGGCGTATAAGACGCTGTACACCACGAGCGGCGCGGATGTGACCGTGATCGGCGCAGATATGCGCCAGATCGACTTCAAGATCACGCAGGGCGCGGGCGAGACGCGGATCGCGAACGCTGCCGGCGTGCACCCGGCGGTGGTGGGCCTGTCCGAGGGAATGCAGGGCTCGTCGCTGAACGCGGGCAACTTCGGCGCGGCGAAGCGGGCCACGGCGCAGATCACGATGCGCCCGTTGTGGCGTAACGCGTCGGGGTCGCTGGAGATGCTGGTGCCGCCGCCGCAGACGGCGTCGCGGCTGTGGTACGACGACCGGGATGTCGAGTTTCTGCGCGAGGACGAGAAGGACGCCGCGGAGATCCGGGCGTCGGATGCGCAGACGATGCGGACGCTGCTCGACGCCGGCTACCAGCCCGACGCGGTCGTCGAGTACGTCGATTCCGGTGAGGCGTCTCGGCTTCGCGGCAAGCATTCCGGGTTGTTCTCGGTGCAGTTGCAGCCGGCCGGCACGACCAGTCCCAAGAGCGTGGATTCGGGACCCGCTGGCGAGCAGTTGGCGCTCCCGATCGGCAATAGCAATGGGTCGTCGGGAGGTTAACGATGCCCTGGCATATCGTATCCGATCACTCTGAGTGCCCCGCGTCCGAGCCGTTCGCGGTGGTGAAGGACGACGACGGAAAGGTGGTGGCCTGTCACATGAGCCGGGATGACGCGGACAAGCACATGGCCGCCTTGTACGCCAACGAACCGGAGGCCGACCGGTCCCGGCCGATGTTCGACCGGTCGTGGACGCTGGAGGACTGCATCATCCGCTCCGGCGGCGACGGCCGCACCGTGGAGGCCTACGCGGCGATCTTCAACACTCCGGCCGAGATCATGGACCAGCACGGCCACTACATGGAGGAGATCGAGCGCTCCGCGTTCAACCGCACCCTCTCGCACGGCATCGACCGAGTCGGCGTGTACTACCACCATGGCATGACCATCCACGGCACGCCGTCCGATCTCGGCAGCGTTCCGATCGGCCGTGCACTGGAGGTCAAGCCGGATCGGCGCGGCCTGCTGACCGTGACCCGCTACAACCGTTCGGATCTCGCCGACGCGGTACTTGAGGCGATCCGCAACGGCGATATTCGCGGCTACTCGTTCCGCGGCCCGATCATCCGCTCCAACCCGAAGCGCCCGCCGAGGGTGCGCCGAAGCGGCGGGCAACTGCCGATGTGGCGGCACCTGGAGCTGGGTCTGCGGGAGTTCGGCCCCACGCCGAGCCCCGCCTATGTCGGCGCTGGCATTCTTGCCATGCGCTCGGCCGAACAGTTGGTCGCCGCGCTGGATGAGGCGCGGCAGTTCATCACGCACGCATCGTCGTCCACTCCACCGGACCCGGACGACGACACCGCCACTCCCACCACGGGACCCGGCGCCGAGGACTCGCCCGATGGGCACTCCGGTCGGCTTCACCAGCGCCACATCGCCATCAAGCGGGCGATTCGTGAGCGCAATCTGTGAAGGAGTAGACCCATGGCGCGTAAGCGCAGCGAGGTCCTCACCGAGGAGATGGAAGTCCTCCGCGCCGAGATCAAGGTGATCGAGGAGCTCGAGGAGCCCACCGACGAGGACCTGACCCGTTCGGAGAACCTGCTCACCGAGTGGGATGAGAAGAAGACCGCCTACGACAAGGCGCTCGAACGCGAGAAGCAGGTCGACGAGGTGTTCCGGACCGCCTTCCAGCGCTCCGATGACACTGAGTCCGGTGACGGCCCGGCCGCGGCCAGCCGTCGCGGTCCTGAGATCAAGCGCACCATCGACCCGTATGACAACCAGGAACAACTGTTCCGGTCGTTGTTCGGCGATGTGCTGCTCAACGCCAACGACACGGTCAGCCGCGCTCAGGTGGCTATCGACACCGCCCCCCGGCATGTCGACGACGCCGCCAAGGAGCGGATGCACGAGCTGGTCGAGCTGGACAACAAGCATGCCTCGTCGATCGCCCGGCACATGCTGCTGACCGGGTCGCCGGCGTACCACGAGGAGTTCCGCGACTACGTGAAGTCGCGCGGCACTCTGGTCGGCGACGCGATGCGTGCTGCGATGTCGCTGACGAACGACAATGGCGGCTACATGGTGCCGTTCACCCTGGACCCGACGATCATCCTGACGAACGCCGGAATCCAGGACCCGCTGCGGCAGATCAGCACCATCAAGACCATCACGACGGACACCTGGAACGGCGTCACCAGCGCCGGGGTGACCGCCGAGTGGTTGGCTGAGGGTGCCGAGGCTGCGGACAAGTCCCCGACCTTCGGGCAGCCGACGATCACGCCGCAGAAGGCCGCGGCGTGGGTGTTCGGCTCGTACGAGGTACTCGCCGACTCCGGGTTCGCCAACGAACTCGGCCGGTTGCTCGCCGACGCGAAGGCCCGCCTCGAGGGTGCGGCGTTCGCCACCGGCAACACCGCCGGCCAGCCGTACGGCGTGAGGACGGGGGTTGCGGCGGTGACGGCTTCGATTGTCACCAGCACGACCGTCAACGCGTACGCCGTTGCCGACGTGTACCGGGTCTCCGATGCACTTCGGCCCCGCGACGCCGCGCAGGCGTCGTGGATCGCCAACAAGAGGGTCTTCTCGCTGACGCGGCAGTTCGACACCGCAGGCGGGTCGGCCTTCTGGGCGAACCTGGGGATGGGTGTGCCGAACCAGCTTCTCGGCCAGCCCATCT